CAATGGCTCGCGGTCGTAAGCGCAAGGCCGGTAAGCGCCACCCTTCCGGAAAGCTCGTCCAGCCGCGCCTCGAAGAGAACCAGCGCGAGGTGATGTCGACAGTGCTGGAGGCGCGCCAACGTCACTTTGGGGTTAGCGAGCGTCAGGCAAAGGACGAGCGGCTGGGAACGGCACTTGGCCGACTGGCCTTTGTCGGTGCTATCACGCTCAGCCAGTATGCGGCTGGTGAGCTCTACGGCGAGACCATGGCTCGGCACCGGGCAGTGGTCGGCTTGCCCATGGCCCAGCCGCGTTCGGTCACGGGCCTCCTCATCAACGAGGGGATCTTCGGCGGGAGTGAACCTGTCCATGACCCCGAGCTCATCGATCGGATTCGGAAGGAGGCTGCTGCCGCGACGATGGTGCTAAGCGATGCTGACCGGGATATGCCGGCTGGCACGAGGCGCGGCCCCAGCCTGCTGGTTCATTCCATCGTCTGCTACGATGTCGATGCGGCGCTTTGGTCGGCTGCGGACTTGAAGTGGCTGGGCTATGGTCTTGATGCCCTGGCAAAACTTTATCGCATCCGCCACGACAGCTCCTGACGCAATGTGACGGGGTTAAGCGTAATGAATCTAGTCATAAGGCAATGATTCAAAAGGAAATAACTATTTGACTGGCTGGGATTTACAGCCTAGGAGTATTTCCGAAATTGAGAATTCAGAACTGCGCCCGGAGCTCACCAGCTTCCGGGCGTTGTTCGTTTAGGCGATCCAACGCCGATTGTAGACTTGGCCAGTTTCTTGATCGAATGATGCAGAGAATTGTTGACCGGCCCGGCATTCGGCGACCGCGATGATCAAACCGCTGTTGGGATCAGTACGCTGTTCGATGATGTTCGACGGCTCGCCGCAGATCGAACCATCTTCGTCGATCGATTTAGTGCAGGCTTCGTTGGTAATGTATCGACGTTCTGACATAACGGAGGCGCACTAGCATGACTCGCCTGCGAGGGCGAGCGGCTGTTGCCCAACGGCTCCGCCGCCTTCGCTCCGAGCCCCTCTGTCGGGATTGTACTCGCGCCGGGATAGTGCGCGAGGCGACTGTGCCTGACCACATCGTGCCGCTCGCCCATGGCGGATCAGACGAAGACAGCAACATCCGCTGCCTTTGCGCCGAGTGCCACGCCAAGCGGACTGCCGAACAATTCGGCCAGCGCAGGACGGTCGCCGTGGGGCCCGACGGGTGGCCGATCGGGTGACCAGGCCGGGGGGCGGTGCGAAAGTCTGGGGCTTTGGCGGGGGAAACCGCGCATGGTCCAAAAAACGCGCAACCGCGAGTTAGCGACCGGGGGTCAAATCTAAACCAGCTGGAGTTCGACGCGCTTGCCGCAGGCTTTAGCATAGCGGCGGATCGTCTCGAATGTTGGCGAGTGTTTAGGATCGCGCATCGAGCTTTCCAGGCGCGAGACAGCACTCTTGGAGGTCCCCATCCGGACCGCAATTTCGTCCTGGGTCAGGCCCGATTGTTTGCGCGCCTCAAGTAAAGACCGCAGCGCGGCATATTCATCGGCGCCCGCTTCCCAGGCCTCTTTGAAGCCAGGACGTTGCATCGCCTTTTCCAGAGCCTTTTTCCCGTCGTGACGGACAGGCTTAAAACCTTGATCACTCATGACTGCACCTCCTTCAACCGCTTGCGAGCCAGCTTGAGGTCCTTATCGGGCGTCGCCTGGCTCTTTTTCAGTATGCTATGCAAGATCACCAACTCACGACCGACCTGCGTACAGTAGAACGCGCGGCCGATCCCCTCGGCACCCTTGCACCGTAATTCGAACAATCCTCCGCTCATGGCCCGTGAATGTGGCATTCGAAGATCGAGGCCATCTTCCTCCAGCCATTCAACGAGGCGGAGGTAGTCGGCAAAGATGCCGACAGGCCACTCCTCGATCTCCCGCCTCACGCGATCGTTGTAGTAGAGGATCGTCCACATGACGGCGTGTTAACATATTTGATAACTTTGTCTACCCATTCAATGCACCCCCGGAGACAGCATGACACAATGGCCAGCTGATCAGGTCGAGCGCAGAAGCGTATCGGCACTCGTGCCCTATGCCCGCAACGCCCGCACTCACAGCGACGAGCAGGTGGCACAGATTGCCGCCTCGATCCGTGAATGGGGCTGGACGGTCCCGGTTCTAATGGACGAGGACGGCGGCCTGATCGCAGGCCATGGCAGGGTGCTCGCGGCGCGTAAACTTGGCCTTGCCGAGATTCCGGTGATGGTAGCCAAAGGCTGGAGCGAGGCCCAGAAGAAGGCCTATGTGATAGCCGACAATAAGTTGGCACTGAACGCTGGTTGGGATCTTGAACTCTTGGCAGTTGAATTGGAAGATCTGCAAGGCCTCAACTTCGACCTTATGCTGACGGGTTTTTCAGACAATGAACTGCAAGGGTTACTAGCCCAAAGTAGTGAAGGTTTGACTGATCCCGACACCGTTCCTGATTTGCCGCAGACCCCTGTTTCGGTGCCTGGCGATGTCTGGATCATGGGCGATCATAGGCTTGTGTGCGGCGATAGTACTGCCCAGACAGATGTCGACAAACTGATGCAGGGTGAGCTTGGTGATATGTTGTTCACCGATCCACCTTGGAATGTAAATTATGGCGCGGTCAAAGCAGGCAATGCGCAAGGATATAAACCCCGTAAAATCCTGAACGATCATATGGACGAAGCCAAGTGGTGCGAATTTGTAAGCGGGTTTTGTGCCTCATTTTATGTTGTCACGAAGCCCGGTGCGCTTGCTTACGTTGTCATGAGCGCTCAGGAATGGCCTGCGATCGACAAGGGATTGCGCGAAGCAAAATTTCATTGGTCGTCGACGATCATCTGGGTGAAGGACGCACTCGTTCTCTCCCGCAAGGACTATCACACGCAGTACGAACCCTTGTGGTATGGATGGAACGAAGACGGACCGCGGATCATGCATGTGCCGGACCGCAAGCAGTCTGACATCTGGAACATTCCTAGGCCGAGGGTCTCTGACCTGCATCCGACCACGAAACCGACGCAATTGATTGAACGGGCGCTATTGAACTCCTCTGCTCGCGGCGCTTTGGTGGTCGATCTATTTGGAGGTTCGGGCTCGACGTTGATCGCTTGTGAACAGCAGGGCAGGCGATGCCGCTTGATGGAACTTGATCCAAAATATGCCGACGTGATTGTTCAACGCTGGCAAGATTTTACCGGAAAGCATGCAATCCATGAGGAAGATAGCCGCACGTTTAATGAAATCGCCAGAAAAGAACCCGCGCCCGTTTCCAGTGATTGCGCAACGGCATAAGATGCTTAGGCAGCAGCCAGAACCCTATCAACAATAATGTCATCGGCATGGGCGCGGGCTTGAGCCAAGTCATACGATGTCTGCATGCGCATCAGCGTATCAGCTTTTATACCAAAAGCCTTCTCGAACCTGATCGCCATTTCAGCGGAAAGGGCCGTGTGGCCGTTGAAAAGATTGCTGAGTGTCTGGCGCGTTACGTGAAAGCAGGTTGCGAGGTGATTGATGCTAACGCCGTGCGGAACGACTACTTCGGTTTTCAGCCAATCACCGGGGTGAACAGCTAGCGAGGGGTGCATGATTATAGCCATCAGTGGTAATCTTCCATATCAAGTTCAGCGATTGTCGCTTCATCGATCTTGATGAAGGTCAGACGCCAGTTTTTTGTCACGGTCATTGCCCAGTGCCCGGCCTTGTCGCCAACCAGTTCGTGCAACCCATAATTCGGAGGCACGGCCAGTTCGTTAAAACTTGCTGCTGCATCAATAAAAGCCAGCATCTTGCGGATCCGTGCTGTGTCACCCACCAAGCCTTTTGCGTTGCCGGTTTCGAAAAACCTTCGCAGCCCTTTGTGGGTTATACTTTCGATATCCATAGAGCCATATGTCAAACATCATTTGACATGTCAAAGGGTATTTGACGAGTCCGAAGCGCGATGCGGCACAGGAGCCTTCCTATGAAGCCTGGAACAAAACCAAAGCCAACCCACCTCAAGCTCGTCACTGGTAATCCTGGTAAGCGTAAGCTGAACGGTAAGGAGGCTAAAGCCAAAGCATCGATACCTGCACCGCCGGTCCATCTCACCGCCGATGCGGTCGAGGAATGGAACCGGGTTGCAGCGGATCTCTTCAACCTCGGCATTCTCTCTGAGATCGACCGGTCGGCCCTGGCTGCTTACGCGCAGGCCTATGGCCGGTGGGTTCAGGCCGAACACGCTATCGCGAAGATGGCGCAGAAGGACCAATTAACCGGCGGCCTGATGATCAAGACTACCAACGGCAACGCGATCCAGAACCCTCTGGTTGGCACCGCTAACAAGGCAGCCGCGGACATGATGCGCTACGCTGCAGAATTCGGGATGACGCCCAGTGCCAGGAGCAGGATCGCAGCAACGCCGCCAGAAGAAGGCTCAGATCCCGCCGACCGGTTCTTCGCCTGATCGGACACTGGCTTATGCCAGGGCCGTCGTGTCAGGCGAGACTATCGCCGGGCCGCATGTTCGCAACTCTTGCCAAAGGCACATCGCGGACCTGAAGCGCAAGGATGGCATCTGGTTCGACCAGACGGCCGCCAATCATGCCTTTGCCTTTTTCGAGGAGGTACTGAAGCTTTCCGAAGGCCAGTTCGAGGGCCAGCCTTTCCAGCTGGAACCAAGCCAGGCCTTCATTATCGGCTCGCTATTTGGCTGGAAGCGCAAGGATGGCAGGCGCCGGTTTCGCCGGGCTTACATCGAACAGGGCAAAGGCAACGGCAAGTCGCCGATTGCTGGTGGTATTGGCGTTTATGGGATGACAGCCTGCAAGGAGGCGGGCGCTCAGATCTATGCGGCTGCCGCCAAAAAGGAGCAGGCCAACATCCTGTTCCGTGACGCGGTAAAGATGGTGCGGCAATCCCCAGCGCTGGCCCGTCGGTTGGAGTTCTCCGGCGGTCCGGGCCGCGAGTTCAACATAGCGCATTTGCCGTCGGGCAGTTTCTTCCGCCCGGTGTCGCGCGATACGGGCAAGACAGGGTCAGGCCCTCGACCTTACTTTGTATTAGCGGACGAGGTCCACGAACTACCGGACCGCTCGATTATCGAAATGCTGGAGCGCGGTTTCAAGTTCCGCCGCGATCCGCTGCTGTTCATGATTACCAATTCGGGATCAAACCGAAATTCAGTTGCCTGGGAAGAACACGAACACGGGGTCCGTGTGGCTGCGGGCAATCCCGATGCGGTGCTGGACCCGACTTACCTCGGCCAAGTCATCGACGACACGACGTTCAGCTATGTCTGCGCGCTCGATGAGGACGACGATCCGCTGACTGATCCCAGTTGCTGGATCAAGGCTAACCCGCTCTTGGGCGTGACGATCACCGAGCAGTATCTCTCCGAAGTTGTGGCCCAGGCTAAAGCCATCCCGGGCCAATTGAACGGGATCTTGCGGCTTCACTTTTGCATCTGGACCGATGCCGAAACCGCCTGGATGGCGCGTTCGACGCTGGAACCATTGCTGGCCGAGTTCGATCCTAAAGGGGGACAACCAGTCTGGCTTGGATTGGACCTCAGCCAGAACCGGGATTTGACTGCACTGGCCGGCGTCCAGCGCAATGGCGAAAAGGATGGCAAGCCGTGTTTTGATGCTTGGGTCGAGGTCTGGACGCCGGGCGATACGCTGTCGGCGCGGGTGCTGCGTGACAAGCAGCCCTATGACTTATGGGTCGCTGGCGGATTTCTGAATGCGCCCCAAGGCGAGAACATCAGCTTGCGGCAAGTGGCGCAGGCGCTGGCTGAACTGGACAGTGATTATCGCGTCGAGAACGTGGCCTACGACCGTTACGCCTTCCGACGGTTTGAAGAGGAAGTCAGCGAACTCGGGCTGTCGGTCAATTTTATCGAGCACCCGCAAGGCGGCACCAAACGCGGCAAACCGCAGGACGGGATGAGCGAAGGCCTGTGGATGCCAGGGTCGCTGCGGCATCTGGAGGAACTGATCCTCGAGGGCCGCATCCGGCTCAAACGCAATCCGGTGTTGATTTCCGCAATGATGTCGGCGGTCACCGAGACCGATCGCTGGGACAACAAGTGGCTCTCCAAGCAGCGGGCCATCAACAAGATCGACGCAGCCGTAGCGCTGTGCATGGCAGTGGGGGCAGCAATGGCAGGCGACACCTCCGGCTTGATCGATGACTGGCTGAAGAGCCTGCACGCATGAACCTATTTCAAAAGGCGCTCGGATACGTCGCCCGCTCGATAGGGCTTACCGATCCGCGCCTTACCCAGGCAGTCGGTGGCCGCATGACTACTACTGGCGAAGTGGTATCCACCGCCTCGGTGTTGGGCCTCGCTTCAGCTTGGGCCTGCGTCAACCTGCTTGCCGGCACGATCGCTTCGCTACCGCTCATGGTCTACCGAACCCGGGGCGGCGCGAGGGTGGTTGCAACCGATCATCCGCTGTACATGATTTTACATAACAGCCCGAACGCTGATCAGACCGCGGTCGACTTTTGGGAGTTCATCTGTGCTTGTATCGAACTTGGCGGTAACGCCTATGCCGAGATCATAAGGTCCAGCGATGGCCGAGTGATAGCGCTCAGTGTGCCCATCGCTCCGGAAATAATGACTGTTCGCCGCCTGCGTGACGGCAGTCTGCAGTATGAATGGTCTGACAACGGTATCCGTTTGGTCGCTGCCCAGGAAAATATGCTTCACATCCGCGGATTTGGCGGCAATCCGCTGGGTGGGCTCTCGACATTGTCGTTTGGCCGCCAAACCTTTGGGTTGGCCCAAGCCATTGAACGCGCCTCAGGCGACACGTTCCGAAACGGAGTCCGGCCTTCGGGCCTCCTGAAGACGGCAGACACGCTGACACTCGATCAGCGCAAACAAGCCGAGGAACTGCTGCAGGAGAAGTTTGCAGGCGCCATCAATGCCGGGCGGCCCATGCTGCTCGACCGAGGCATGGACTGGGTTCAGCTTTCGATTAGCCCGGAAGATGCGCAGATGTTGCAGAGCCGAGCCTTTTCGGTCGAGGAGGTCTGCCGGTTTTTTGGCGTGCCGCCGTTCATGGTTGGCCACACTGAGAAAACCACCAGCTGGGGTACAGGTCTTGAACAGCAGACATTGGGGTTCCAGAAGTTCACGCTTCGCCGGCGCCTCAAACGCATCGAGCAGGCGCTTGCTAAACAGCTTCTATCGCCTGCAGACCGTCAGGCCGGGATCGTTATCGAGTTTAACCTAGAGGGCTTGCTGCGCGGAGACAGCGGCGCACGTGCCTCCTTCTACCAGCAGATGCTGAGCAACGGCGTGATGACCATCAACGAGGTTCGTGCGCTTGAAAACCTTGCACCCGTCGAAGGCGGCGAGGTGC